ACCCCGACATGACCACGACCCTCACCCGCACCGCAACCCTGCCCGCCGTCGACCTCGACACGCGGCTCGCGATCACCGACGCCGGCATGACCCTCCGCCTCGAGCAGGCAATGCTCCGGTTCGACGTGGACACTGCCCACCAGCCGGAGCCGGTCGCCTACGCGGCGCCGATCCTGCCGGCGCCCGCCCCTCAGTCCAGCCCGCTCGCTGCCGTCTACCTCGCCGCCATCCGGATCATCCGGGAACGCGGCTGGACCCGCGGCGGCCTCCGAGACGAGCAAGGCGCCGTGTGCGCTGTCGGCGCCATCCGGGTCGCCGCCGGCCCCGACCGCGGCCAAGCCGACGACGCCTGCGCCCACCTCCTCGAGGTCATCCAAACCCAGTTCACCGCCGACACCCTGCCCGCCTGGAACGACCAGCAGACCAGTCCCGAGCCCGTCATCCGCATGCTCCACACCGCCGCCAACCGAACCTGAAAGGACCAGCCGTGCCCAAGCCCAAGTACATCCTCAGCGCCCGGTCCCGCACCGGACAGAAGGTCAACCCGATCACCGGCGCCGACCACGACAGCATCGCCGTCTACGACGACGCCGACCTCAAGCGCCGCCTCACCGCCGCCAAGACGGACCCCCGCAACCTCGAAGTCACCTACCGCCGAGCGAACTGAAAGGACCCGCCATGCCGAAGCCCACACCCCAGCAGATCGCCGAAGCCGGCCGACAGCTCCAGCGCGGCGGCCCCCTCGGACGCGGCAGCAGCAAGCTCGCCGACAAGCTCATCGCCGACGCCAAGAAGGACGGCCTCGACACCCAAGAGCTCGCCTTCCAGATCCTCGGAGCCGCAGGCGACCACCAGCCCCGCTGGTACGCCCGGTGAGCCTGCTGGCTGGGTAAGACCACCAACAACCTCTAAGGAGCCCCACATGGCAGTTCCCGAGCACGTCCTCAACCTCGAATGCCCTCACGGCGTCGCGCACATGTCGTGCAAGACCAAGGAGTGCAACGACTACCTGAGCAACCTCGAAGACGAAGCAGCCCAGGAGCGCATCGACTTCGCGCACGAGACCGGCGAATACGACCGCCTCTGACCCACTCCTACCTGCGGCCCCGACGGAAGGTCGGGGCCGCGCGGCGACGGACCTCTGAATGACCCCAGCTGCCGCCCTAGACTGTCCCGGCCGCCACGGAAGGACTCAGTACATGCGCCTCGACACATTCCACACGTTCGCCCTGTCCGCTCTCGCCCAAGCCCCCGACGTCCAGTCCGTCGAACCGTGGGACCGCGGCGCCGAACACCTCCGCGGCCTGCACATCACGTTCAGCAGCGGGGCGCAAGTGTGGCTCGGCATCACTGCGGCAGCCGCGCCCGGCGACAAATGGGAAGGGCCAGAGGTCCCCGTGGAAGGGGAACCGCCCGCCGAGGTCGCATACCCGCAGCTGTTCGACAACGGGCAGATCACCCCCATGCGGGGGCAGGAATACCTTGCCGCCGCCCTGGCCAACAGCGGCGACAAGCGGATCGCGAAGGCCTACGGCTACAGCAGCGAGGCGCAGCACCCCGGATTCGGGGCCATCTTCCACGACGGCGCCCGCGCGTTCTGCCTCTTCCACCACACCGCCCGAGCCGGCCAGAGCATCGGCGGCCGGGAACTGCAGACCGCGTTCTGAGACCCCCGCCCACATAGGGCGGGCGCACCACCTCTATCAGGCACCACCCCGACCAGGAGGACTGATATGCGGTTCGACCCAGCACGCTGCGAAGGTAACTGCCCCGTCTGCGGAGCAGGCGTCGGCGCCCCGAAGGGCCAGCCCACCGCCATGCACCAGAGGAACGGCACCGGCACCGAGACATGCCCCGGCAGCGGCCAGCCCGCCCTATAGCACCCCGAGCCCGTCTCTACCCGCAGCCCTGGCCTTCACCGGCCGGGGCCGCAGCTCGTGCCAGCCACCGGTCCGTACCCGGCGACCTCGTCGGCGGAAGCGACGGCCGCAACCCCAAGGCTCGGCACAGCAGGCCCAGCTGCCGCTCACACTCGGACCGCGAACCCGCCTGCACAGAGAACACCGTCGGCATGACAGCAGTCTGGCGGAGCCGGTGCCCGCCCAGAGGCAGTTCCGTCCACGCGCGGCGTGATTCCGCCCTTGCTTGCCGAAGAGATCACCTGTATGTCACACTGCCCTCGGCGTAGCACACGTGTGCCGTCATACCTCGAAGCCCCCAGCAGTCGCCGGGGGCTTTCGTCGTTCCTGGGGGTGCCACATGCGACCGGTCGAGCTGTATCCCGACGACCTTGTTTTCGAACATGAAGCCGTCGAAGCAACCGGCGTCCCCGGCCCCACCATTCGGCAGTGGGCCCGCCGCGGCAGAATCCAGCGCTTCAAGGGCGACCCCCGGCAGTACGCCGGCCAAGGCCACGAGTACAAGACCATGTACGCCCTTCCCGAGATCAAGCAGCTGGCCGCGAACTACCGGCCCATGCCACAGCGAGCGCCGCACGCCGCCTGATCGTCCCGCCGTCGTGCCAACCCCCCGTCGCGGCGGCGGGACTTGTCGTTCCACTTCACCAAGGCACCCAGGGTGCGTGATGATGACAATCTCATCCGCACGACCCTGGGGGGATCATGTTCGGCAGCAAAAAGACCGACGAAGAGAAGGCCGAAGCCAAGGCCCTCCTCGAACTCCGTGTCGCCGTGCCAGGCGGCATGATGGTCCGCAAAGACCCCCTTCGCTTCACCGCACCAGGTCAGATGGACGTACCCGTCAAAGGGGCCAAGGTCACCATCGATCGCGGCGAAGCCGCCAAGCGCATCACGGCCACGCGTGTAGCCCTCACGGGGCCTTTCGCCCTCGCCATGAAGAAGGACACCACGAGGCTGTTCATCACCATCGAGGGCATGGACGGATCAGCACTGCTGCTTGACTGTCCGATCAAGAAGGAAGTAGCAGCACGCAAGTTCGCCATCCTCGTGCACACCAAGCATGCTGCAGACGAGGACACTACGGACTAGCCCTAGGGGGCTACCCGCCCCCCCGGGGGCGTACAGGGGGTTAGGGGGTACCCAGGGTGCCCACCTCCCCTCCATCTCGATGTACCGACCCTGAGTGCACCGAGATGGCAACCATCCGTGGACGCTGCGACGATCACCAGCCCATCCCATGGCGAGGCAGGGACGACAAGGCAGCGCGCTACGGCATCAGCTCGGGCGAATGGCGCAAGCTGAAGCGCAAGATCACGCGACGTGATCACGGGTGCTGCTACAGGTGCGGAGCCGACCAGGACGACGTGATGGCTGATGATCCAGACGCCGAGCGCTTCGTCCTGGACCACGTACAGCCTATCTTCGAGGGTGGATCGCCTCGCGACCTCGACAACCTGGGCCTCCTCTGCCCTCCCTGCGACGAGATCAAGAGCAAGGCAGAGGCTGCGAGAGCCAATCGAGCCCGATTTCAGGCCCGAAAACGACCTTGAAAGGCACTCGATTTCGGGTCTCTCGGAGCGATCAAGACCTTGATTTTGTTGATCAACCTCCCCTCCGAGGGGGTAGGGGAGTCAAAATCACCAGATCAATTCGCTGGGGACCCGCCGCGGTTAACTCGGAAGGCGCATGCTCACTACGCCCACCAGGGGATAAGCCCCTGACCTGCGATAACTCTATGTGACTGGATCCCGGGGGTGATCATCGTGCCTCGGGTCTCCAAGCCTGCCTCCCTGAAGCTGATCGACGGCCGCTCAGCCGGCCGTGACTCGGGGGGCCGGAAGGTCAACACCGGGCCAGACTTCAAGCGCGTACCGCCCGAGGCTCCTGACTGGCTGTCGGAGGAAGCGGCGGCCGAGTGGGCTCGGGTGCTGCCGGAGCTGTCGCGCCTTGACCTGGTGAAGGAGTCGGACCGGGCGGCGCTCGCCTCGTACTGCGAGTCGTGGGCGACTTTCGTTGAGGCGACGCAGACGGTGCAGCGGGAGGGTCTGACGATCGAGGCGCGGCAGGGGACGCTGGCGCATCCGGCGGTGGCGATTGCGCGGGCGGCTGGCCGGGAGGTCCGTTCGTGGGCTGCGCATTTCGGCCTGACGCCGTCGACGGAGCAGGCCCTGGCGCGAAGCGGGGGCGACGATGGCGACGAAGCGAACCCGTTCGCCGGCTCCGGCTGACCTGGGCATCAGCCCGGAGGTTGCCTGGTATCTGAAGTCGCGCGGCATTCCGCTGCCGGACTGCCGGCCGAAGGTGCAGACGCCCAGTCCTGGCGAGGCGCCTGGTGCGGTGTTCGATCCGGCGCGGGTGGACCGGGTGCTGAAGTGCTTTCATCTTCTGCGGCATACGCAGGGTAAGTGGGCTGGTAAGCCGCTGGATCCTGATCCTTGGCAGGTGGCGTACATCCTGGCGCCGGTGTTCGGCTGGGTTCGCTGGGACGACGAGGCTGAGGGCTACGTGCGGATCGTCCGCAAGCTGTACGTGGACGTGCCCCGCCGTAACGGCAAGACGACCTTGTCCGGCGGCGTCGCGGTCTATCTGATGGCCGCGGACAACGAGCCGGGCGCGCAGGTGTATGCGGCGGCCACGTCGGAGAAGCAGGCCCGGTACACGTTCGACCCGATCAAGACGATTGCGGAGCGGGCGCCTGCGCTGAAGGGGAACGTCAAGGCGTTCACCAAGAAGATCACGCACCCGGCTTCGGGCTCGTACTTCACGGTCGTCTCGTCGGTGGCAGAGGCCTTGCACGGAGCCAATGTCCACGGCGGGATCATCGACGAGCTGCACGTCCACAGGTCGCCGGATCTGGTGGAGACGATCGAGACGGGCACGGGGTCGCGCCGGCAGCCGCTGGTCGTCATCATCACCACGGCGGACGAGGGAAAGCAGGAGTCGATCTACGACCGGAAGCGGCAGTACGTCGAGCAGCTGGCTCGCGGCGCTCTCCATGACCTGGATACCTACGGCGTGGTGTGGGGTGCCGATGAGGGCGACGACCCGTTCTCCGTGGAAACGCAGCGCAAGGCGAACCCGGGATACGGGGTCAGCCCGAGTGCGGCTTACCTGAAGGGTGCGGCGGCCGAAGCACAGCAGAGCCCTGCCGACTTGGCCAAGTATCTGCGGCTGCATCTGGGGATCCGGACGAAGCAGAGCACCCGGTTCCTGCGGCTGGAGGACTGGGATGAGAACGCCGGCCTGGTGGACGAGGCGCGGCTCAGGGGGCGGGAGGCGTATGGCGGCCTGGACTTGGCGAGCACGTCCGACCTGTGTGCGCTGTGCTGGCTGTTCCCCGATGACCGGACGGGCACCTTGGACGCGGTGTTCCGGTTCTGGACGCCGGAGGACAACCTCAAGGCACTGGACAAGCGGACGGCGGGGGCGGCTTCCCGCTGGGTGCGTGAGGGGTTTCTGGTGGCGACGCCGGGGAACGTCGCGGACTACGACTTCATCAAGGAGCAGATCCGCCGGGACCGGGACTTCTTCAAGGTGAAGTCGATCGGCTACGACCCTTGGAACGCCAGCCAGTTGACGAATGACCTGGTCAGCGAGCGGGCGCCGATGGTGAAGGTGCGGCAGGGCTTCGCGACGATGTCGCCGGTGCTGAAGGAGATTCAGCGGCTGACGTTGCAGGGCACGCCGGAGTCTCCGGCGCTGCGGCACGGCGGTCACCCGGTGACGCGCTGGTGCGTCGACAACCTTGCGGTGGCGATGGACCCGGCGGGCAACGTGAAACCAGACAAGGCGAACAGCGGCGACAAGATCGACGGCGTGTCTGCGCTGGCGACAGCGATGGCCGAGGTCGTGGCCAGGCCGCCGCGACGGAAGTCCCGGTACGCGGACGATGAAGAAATCATGGTCGTGTAGCGGCCGGGAACGGAGGCCGCAGTGTTCGCTTGGCGTCGTACCGCAGTACGCAAGCGAGTCGTCGTGAACCTGCCCGACAAGGCGTTCAGCGGGATCTTGTGGGCGAAGCGCGGGCCGCTGCTGGTGCTGCGGGACGTGGAGCTACTGGAGGCCGGCAGGCAGCCGCAGCGGGTGGACGGCGAGGTTGTCGTCGAGCGGTCGAAGGTCGAGTTCATGCAGGTGCTCGCAGCCGGGGGTGCCTGATGGCGTTCGTGGTCTCCTCTGGCCAGCTGGCGGTGACAGGGGCGGGGGTGACGCCCGGCTACGCGGCGATGCCGCTGCCGACGGCGCCGTGGGAGTACGAAACGATCTGGCGGACTCAGCCGCAGGTGCGGACGGTGATCGGGTTCCTGGCGCGGAACATTGCGCAGCTGGGGATTCACACCTTCCGGCGGGTGAGTGACACCGACCGGGAACGGCTGACGTCGCACCCTCTGGCGCAACTGCTGGCCAGCCCTCTGCCGGGAATGACGATGTACCGATTCGTCGAGCGGCCGTCGCGGACGTCGCGCTCTACGACAACTGGTTCGGAATCAAGCTCAAGCACAACGGGAAGCTACGGATCCTGCCGGTCCCGCCGACGCTCATCCGCCCGTATGGCGGGAACTGGATCAGGCCCGAGTACTACGAGACGGCGGGCGGCCGGGACTTCGGCGTCGACGAGGTCATCCATATCCACGGCTACGCGCCGGAGAATCTGACCTACGGGGCGTCGCCGATCGAGTCGCTACGCGAGCTGCTACTGGAGTCATCGGAGTCGGCCAAGGCTCGGGCGCAGATGTGGAAGAGCGGCGCTCGCACCACGGGTGTCCTGGTCCGACCGGTCGAAGCCCCGGACTGGGGGCCGACGGAGAAGCGCCGGTTCCGGGAGATGTGGCGCAGCTTCACGGACGGCGGTGGTGCCGAGGGCGGTACGCCGATTCTCGAGGACGGCATGGAGTACAAGGCGGTCGGGTTCAACCCGGAGCAGGCCCAGTACATCGAGGCGCGGAAGCTGACCCGCGAGGAGGTGTCGGCTGCGTACTATATTCCGCCGCCGCTGATCGGGATCCTCGATCACGCCACTTACTCCAACATCAAGGAGCAGCACGCGCACCTGTACCAGGACACGTTGGGCCCGTGGATGGTGATGCTGCAGCAGGAGATTGCCGCGCAGATCCTGCCGGATCTGCCGGGTGACAACTCGGACGTGTACTGCGAGTTCAACATCGACTCGAAGCTGCGGGGCTCGTTCGAGGAGCAGGCGGTTGCGGCGTCGACGGCGACGGGCCGGCCGTGGATGACGGTGAACGAGACCCGGGCGCGCAACAATCTGCCGTCCATCGAGGGCGGCGATTCGCTGATCACTCCGATGAACGTCACGGAAGGCGGCCAGGCCAGCCCAAGGGATACGGCGCCGGAGCCGGCGGCGCTCCCAAAAGCGCGGGGCCTGGCGCTGGTCAAGAGCGGCAGGCCGTCTGATCTGGGCGCCGCTGACACGGAGCGGGATGCGCTGGCCACGTCGCTTGCGAAGTTCACGGAGCGCGCGGCCGACAAGCTCCTGGCCGCCGCAGGCGCCAAGGCGGACGGGATGCCGGATCTCCTCGCCCTGTGGGCCGCCGGGTCGAAGGACCGGCTTGCGCAACTCGAGGCGCTGCTCGCCGATCACGGCTTCCGGCTGGCCCAGGTCGGCGCGTGGACGGTCTTGAACGAGTGGAATCCGGAGGCCGAGGGCTGGTCGGCGGACGTGATGCTCGCCTGGATCCTGACTGCCGCGCAGTCGCATGCGGAGCAGCACGAGGAGGCGGGCCGGAAGGCGGTCGCCCGGGTGCAGGAGGCGGAAGCCGAGGGCTGGCGGGAGGACCTCAAGCAGGCCGCCCTGTCGTGGGGTTCCGCAGCGGCGGCGCGGGCGGCTACCGCTTCGACGGAACTCACGAGTTTCGGCGGCCACGATGCCGCGTCGGCGTCCGGTCTGACGAAGAAGATCTGGCGCACGGGCGGACGCAATCCGCGCCCCTCACACAAGGCGCAGGACGGTGAGGCCGTGAGCCTAGACGACGTTTTCTCCAACGGCCTCAGATGGCCGGGCGACGGCTCCGGCAAGACCGCCGAGCTCGTCAACTGCAACTGCACTCTCGACTACGCGAAGGAGGACTGACGTGCGCACGAAAGACTTCACAGCTCGTGTGAAGGCGGCGGGCGTCGCCGACGGGCTGGCCGAGGGGCAGTTCACGGCCCTGGTGTCGGTGTTCGGTAACGAGGACTCGGTGGGCGACATTGTCCGGCCGGGCGCGTTCACGGAGACGCTGGCGGAGTGGGGCGCCAAGGGCGATCCGATCCCCGTCATCTGGAGCCACGCATGGGGTGACCCGTTCGCCCATGTCGGCCCTGGCGGAGATGCGCGCGGCATTCGGCGTGCTTCAGCCGAACGCGTTCGTCGAGATCGACCTGACTGCCTGAGGAGGCTGACATGGCATACCTCGATCCTGCGGGCGGCAAGGCCCGCGAGGGCAAGCAGACCGCGGCTGTGGCTGACGTCGGGGCGGCCACCTCGGTCGTTGCCGCTGGCGCCACTCCGACGAAGGCCGAGTACGACGCCCTGCGCGCCGACTACCTGGCGCTTCGCACCAAGGTGAATGCGCTGCTCGCTGCGATGCGCACGTCCGGCCAGCTCGCGCCGTGACGTTCCCCAACTCGCGGATGGTCCGAGGGCGATGCCCGTGCGGCGCCCTGCATGCGGCGTGCGGCCCGCCCTCCACGTCCGTTCCGGTCGACCAGAACATTGAGGAGGTGGCCGCCGTGAGCGGGCCGCTGAAGAAGTACCGGTACACGTCCGAGGCAGGCCACGAGACCGTCCTGAAGCTGAACGCTGCAGATGCCGAACGCCACGGTCTGACCGATGACGACCTCGTGGAGGCGGCTCCTGCCGCCGAGACCAAGGCCGTAACTGCGGCCCCCAACAAGGCGCGTACCACCTCGTCGAACAAGGCTCGCGCGCCCCGCGGCAAGGGCGGCGAGGGCGGTGGCGGCTGAGTTCCTGGCCGCCCCCGAGGAACTGGCGATCTGGCTTGGCAAGCCAGCCAACGACCCGAAGCTGCTGGCTGCGCTACGGGCCGCGACCCGCAGGTTCCGTGGGGCGGTCGGTCACGACGTGGATCTCGTCACTGATGACGTGGCGACCCTGGACGGAAACGGCCGCGAGTCGCTGCTGCTGCCCGTGTGGCCGACGACCGCGGTGACGTCGGTGGTGCTGGACGAGGTGGCGCTCGTCGAGGGAACGGACTTCTCGTGGTCGGACGCGGGCATGCTGCGCAGGCTGAACTACTACCTGTGGCCCAACCGGCTGCGGTGCCTGGTCGTGACGTACAGCCACGGCTGGGATCCGATCCCGGAGGACATCCAGGAAGCGGTCATCGACCAGGCGCGCACCATGTTCACCGTGCCCGCAGGCGTGCAGTCGAAGGCGGTCGGCGGGCAGTCGGTGACGTTCGGTTCGACTGCTGCGGTCGGCGTGTCGGATCAGTGGTCGAAGGCTGTGGCCCGGCACAAGGTGCGCACGAGCGGGGACGCCTGATGATGTTCAACCAGTCGCTCGTGCGGGTGCGCGCGGGCGAGCGTACAGACCGCGGCGGCAACACCGTGAAGGACTGGTCCACGGCCACCCGCCTCACTGTGGATCAGGTGAACATCCAACCCAGCATCCAGCAGGAGGCGGTCGACGAGGAACGCAACGCGGTCGTCACCGGCTGGCATGTGCAGTCCGAGGAGGGCACCGACCCGGACATCCTCGCCGTCGACCGCATCGAGTGGGACGGCATGACGCTCGAGGTGGACGGTGAGGTCGCCCGCTGGCCTGAGCTGTTCGAGGACTCCGTGCACCACATCGAGTTCGAGATGAAGCGGACCACCGGATAGGAGGTGTGCCGTGCTGATCGACTTTCGTCTTGACGCCGCCGGGGTGCGGGAGATCCTGCGCGGCGACGAAGTTCGGGAACTCATAGACGGCAAGGCCGGCGAGGTTGCCGACAACGTGAAGGCGCTCCTGCCGTCAGGGGTGCCGGTCGAGGTCCGCAAGTACACCACCGACCGCGGCGCGGCGACGGTCGTCGTGGCGGACGTGCGGGGCATGGCGTGGCAGGCGCGCGACGGAATCCTCACCAGGGCGGCGGGCTTCGCCGGCCTGGAGGTCCGGGCTTGGCGGTCGCGGTGAAGCCGCTGGTGGTCTTCGGGGATGTGCAGTCCTCGGGGGCGGGAGTGCTGCGTGCGGCTCTGGCTGGGCGTCCGGAGCCGCACGCAGCGGGCGTCACCGTCGGCACACGGGTGCCGGACGACCGGTCGCCTGAGATGCCGCTGCTGCCGTATGTCCTGGTCCGTAAGGACTCGGACCTGCCGCATCCGTCGATGGCCAACTCGCGCTGCACTTTGCGCGTGACCGTCTGGCATGAGGATCCGGATCAGGCGCACGATCTGGCGATGCTCTGCCAGGCCTTGCTGCTGGTCCACTCCGGCGACGTGATCCGCGGCGTGCGCCCCGGAACGGGGCCGATAGCGGCGGTCGACACCGGGCTCGACCGATCTGCATCCGGCGTCGACCTGTCGACTTTCACTGTCCTCGCCAACGTCAAGCCGCAGCCTTTGTCGGCCTGACTCTCCAACGCCGAACTGCGACGCAATCCCTGTACCTAGAAGAGGAGGACGCCGTGGCCGGCGACCCGCTGAAGGCAAATCTGTGGACGGACGCGGACGTCTATGTCTCTACCAACCTGTCCGCGACCCTGCCCGCCGACGCCAACACGGCGTTCGGTGTGGACTGGGATCTCGTCGGTCTCCTCGACGGAGACGAGGGTTTCCCCGAGACGCGCGACGAGGACACCGACGACAAGTTCGCGTGGGGCGGCATCCTGGTCAGGACCAGCCGTAACCACTTCAAGCTGACGAAGAACTTCACCGCCCTCGAGGACAACGAGACGACGTACTCACTGTTGTGGCCGGGATCGTCCGCAACACAGGTGGTCGTGCCCCGTCCGGCGAAAGTCCTCGTCGCCTTCGAAACCCGCGAGGGCGACAAGGTCCGGCGCCTCATCACCGCCAACTACGCCGAGGTCAGCCTCGACGGAGACCACGGCGAGAACGAGGCGGACCTCGAGTCGATGTCCTTCGCCGCCACCATCTACCCGACTGCAGCCGGGGTGCTGTTCAACAAGCAGACCACGCCGACGCTGACCAGTCTGGCGGTCGCCCCGGCGACGCTGGGCCTGCTGGTGGACGAGATCGGCGCACTGACCGCGACGGCGACCTACGACGACGCGTCCACGGCGGACGTGACCGCGACGGCATCGTGGGGGTCGTCCGACCCGACGACGGCCACCGTGTCTGCGGGCTTCGTCACGGGCGTCGCCGCCGGTTCATCGACCGTGACCGCCACGTACAACGGCGAGTCCGACACCTGTGCGGTGACCGTCACCTGATGACCGCCGGGGCGCGGGTGTTCTGTCGCGGTTCGGCCGCGCCCCGGTGCACACCCCTCTGAACCGCGAGGAGCCGCGACATGCAGGTCCAGTTCACTGACGCCGACATCCAGGCGAAAGCCGTCGATCTGGGAGTGATCGAGCCGGGCGCCGAGCTGCCGCGCCATCAGCGCAGCAAGGTCGTCGCCGTGCTGCTTCAGCAGGCAGCCCAGGCACAGCCACGCGCCGGGACCGCCGAGCCTCGGCTGGCGAAGGAGATAGTCGTTCAACCCGGTGGCGACATCCTCGTCGACGGCGAGCCGTTCCCCTGGGTGGTGGCCCGGGAGCCCATGGACATCCGGGTCAGCCCTGACGGCGTCAGTACCGTCCGGCTGACCCTGATGGCCAGCGCCGTCCAGATCATCAAGCCCGAACCGCGCCAAGAGAGCGAGCAGACATGACCACCCGAACCGCGACCGCCAAGAGCCCCACCCCGGACGACCAGCCGTTCGACTTCAACCTCGACGCCGTCAAGTCCGAGGTCGAACTCACCCCGTTCCGGGTTCACTTCGACGGCCGTCGCTTTGAGTTCGACCACATCGAGGGCCTCGACATCTGGGACCTTGTGGAGGCAGCCGAAGGCGGCGAGATCAAGGCGATGATCGGCGTGTTCCGCACCTCGCTCGGCGACCAGTGGGAAGACTTCCGAAGGATCAAGTTCCCGCAGTACAAGATGAAGGCCCTGTTCACCGCCTACCGGAAGCACTGCGGGATGGAGCCGGGGGAATCCGAAGCCTCCGGCACCTGATCCGGAGGCATGGCAGAGCCCTCGAGGCGGACCTGCGCAGCGAGTACGGCGTCCGGCTGCGGGACCTTGCCGCGGGCGATCTCACGTACCGCGAGCTGGCGAGCTACGTGCAGGGCCTGCCCTCGCAGTCGCGCACGCGCACGGCGGTCAATGGGGGGCGTGTTGAGCCCACGCCGGAAGCGGTCATCCTCGCCGACGTGTTCGACGCGGTGACCATCCATGACTGGCACTTCTCTTCCGCCAACACGGACGAGAAGAGGCCGAAGCCGAAGCCTCCGAAGCCGTACCCGCGGTGGTGGCTGCTGGGGGACGAGGCCACGCAGAAGCCGAGCGTCTCTCCGCAGCGTGTCGCGAAGATCGAGGACGCGCGTCGGCGGAAACGCGCACGGGACCAGGCCATCGCCGAGGGGCGCATCGTGTAACAGGACCGGGGGTGGCCAGTGCCGAACGTCGGCTACGCAACGATCCAGATCATTCCGTCGGTCCGCGGGATCAGCGACGAACTGCGTCGCCAACTGGTCGGTCCGGCCGGCGACGCAGGGGGGGACGCCGGCGAGGCTGCTGGCGGCGGCCTGCGCGACGGCATCAAGGCAGGCGCCATAGCAGCGGGTGTCGCGGCCGGCGCCCTGCTGGCTGCCGGGATCGTCGAAGCCATGGAGCAGGCAAACGTCACCGCCAAGCTGCAGGCTCAGCTCGGCGCCACCAGCAAGGACGCGAGCCGCTTCGGAAAGATCGCAGGCCAGCTGTACAGCAAGGGTGTCACCGAGTCGTTTGAGCAGGGGGCGGAGGCTATTCGCTCAGTCGTCAATGCCGGCCTAGTCAAGCCGGATGCGACGAACAAGCAACTCGAGTCGATTGCCGCCAAGATGACGGACGTTGCGACAACGTTCGGCACGGACATGTCTCTGCAGACACAGGCAGTCAGCGCCCTGCTGAAGAATGGCCTGGCGCCTTCTGCCGAGGACGCTCTCGACGTGATCACGGTGGGTTTCCAGAAGCTCGGCCCGAACGCCGAAGATCTGCTGGAGACCTTCCAGGAGTACCCGGTTCAGCTGAAGAAGCTGGGCCTTGACGCCAAGGAGTCGCTGGGCCTTTTCCGGCAGGGACTCCAGGGCGGCGCCCGTGACACGGACATCATCGCGGATGCTTTCAAGGAGTTCTCGATCCGCGCGATCGACATGTCAACGGGTTCCGTCGACGCCTACAAGCTGATCGGGCTGAACGCGGAGAAGATGTCTCTGCAGATTGCTAAGGGTGGCGACGGGGCACAGGCGGGACTGCAACTCGTCCTCGACAAACTGCGCGCGATCAAGGATCCGGTGAAGCAGAACGCTGCCGCGGTCGGGCTGTTCGGCACGCAGGCCGAGGAGCTGGGCACGGCGCTTTTCAAGCTCGACCCCGGCAAGGCGGCGGGCGGCTTCGAGAAGGTCACCGGGGCTGCGGCCACCCTGGGCAAGACCCTCCACTCCGGCCCGTCCCATGAGATCGAAGTCTTCACCCGGTCCCTCAAGCAGGGATTCGTGGAGTTCCTCGGCGGCCAGGTTGTGCCGACCATCTCCGAGGTGGCTCACGCCTTCAACACCTACCTTCTCCCCCCGATCCGGGCCGTGGCCTCTGTGGTCGCGGCGGTACTTCTGCCTGCCCTGGCTGTGCTGTGGAAGGCGGGCCAGGCTGTCGTGGGCTGGCTACGCGACATGAACACGTGGCTGATCCCGATCGGCATCGCCGTTGTCGGTCTGGCAATCGCGATGAACACACAGGCCATTGCCACGGCCGCAGTCACCGCAGTGTTCGCCGTCTACCGGGCGGCGATGCTGGTGGGCGCAGCAGTGACCAACGGGTTCGCCGGAGCGCAGGCGCTACTCAATGCGGTCATGGCAGCCAACCCGATCGTCCTGATCGTCACGCTGATCATCGCTCTGGGTGCTGCGCTGGTCATCGCGTACCAGAAGTCCGAGACCTTCCGGAAGATCGTTCAAGGTGCGTGGCAAGGAATTCAGACGGCCGCGCAGTGGGCGTGGAACAACGTCCTCAAGCCGGCTCTGGACGGTATCGTCGTCGCCTTCCGGGCCGTGGCGACGGCCGCGACTTGGCTGTGGCAGAACGTCCTGAGTCCGGTCTTCGCGTTCATCTCGACGGCCGCGCGGATTCTCTTGACCGCGGTCGTCGTCATCGCCCTGCTGCCGATCATCGCCATCTTCAAGCTGCTGGCCGCGACGGCGACATGGCTGTGGAAGAACATCCTCAGCCCCGTGTTCACCGCGATCGGCGACCTTGCTGTCTGGCTGTACAGAACGGTTCTGAAGCCAGCGTTCGACAACATTGTGGCAGCCATCAAGCTCGTCGGATCTGTGGCCTCGTGGCTGTGGAAGAACGTCTTCTCTCCTGTCTTCACGTGGATCGGCGACAAGGTCTCTTCCGCGTGGAAGGGGTTCATTAAGCCCGCCTTCGATCTCCTGCGAATCGGGCTGCAGGTCACCGGAGACAAGGCGCGCTGGATCTGGGACAAGGTCTTCTCACCCGTCTTCACCTGGATTGGCGACAAGGGCAAATGGCTGTGGGACAAGGCCTTGAAGCCAGCGTTCGACAACATCAAGACAGCGGTCGGCCTGGTCGGCGACGCGTTCGGCAAAGCCAAGGACGCCATCAAGAAGGCGTGGGACAAGGTCCAGGACATCGCCAAGAAGCCCGTCAAGTGGATCATCGAGAACGTGTACAACGCGGGCATCGTGCCCGTCTGGAACAAGGTCGCCGGAGCCTTCGGGGCGCCGAAGATCGAGACGATGAACCTCAAGGGCTGGGCGACCGGTGGCGTCCTGCCCGGCTACACGCCGGGGAGGGACGTGCACCTGGCCGCCTTGTCGGGCGGCGAAGCGGTGATGCGGCCCGAGTGGACGCGCGCCGTCGGCCCCGGCTACGTGAACTCAATGAACGCGGCTGCGCGCGGTGGTGGAATCCGCGGCGTGCAGCGTGCCCTCGGCCTGCCCGGATTCGCCGACGGCGGCATCTTCGGATGGATCGGCAACACCGCGTCGAAGGGCCTGGACCTGGCGAAGTCCGGAGTGTCATGGCTGAAGGACGGCATCAAGGCGTCCGCCATGGCCGGCATGAACAGCATCGTCAAGCCCCTGATCGACAAGATCGCCGGGTCCGCCTCGATGTACCGGGACATGATCTCCGGTGTCCCGAAGCGGATGCTGCACGCCATCTTCGACTTCTCGGGTAAGGCGGATAGCAAGCTCGCCGACGCCGGCATCGGCGGCAAAGGCTACAAGGCGGGTCTCTCGTGGGCCCGCACGCAGGCAGGCAAGAAGTATCAGTGGGGCGGCAACGGCAACCCGAGCTGGGACTGCTCCGGCTTCCTCTCCGCGATCGAGTCCGTGATCCGCGGGCAGAAGCCGCACCGCCGGTGGGCTACCGGCGCGTTCTCGGGCGCTGCGGCACCGGGCGGCTGGAAACTCGGGGCCCGCTCCCCGTACATGATCGGCATCACCAATGCGGGTGTCGGCCACACGGCGGGCACGCTCAACGGCGTCAACGTCGAGTCCAGGGGCGGCGACGGCGTCATCGTCGGCAAGCGGGCCCGCTCCTACATGGACCCGCTGTTCACCGACATCTACGGCCTGAAGTACGACCGGGGGGGATGGCTCCAGCCGGGAGTCACCCAGACCGTCAATGCGACCGGACGGCCGGAGGCAGTCCTCACGGCACGACAGTGGGACGTCGCTGCTCGTGCTGTCGAATTCAACGCAGGCGCCCTCGAAGGCTTGCAGGTGGCCGTGTTCGTCGGCAACGAGGAGATCTCGCACATCGCTCGCACCGAAGTGCGGCGCGCAAACGGCCAGCTGGTACAGACTCTGCGCGCCGGAAGGAGGGGATGACGGATGGCGATCCCCGGGAACTTCCTGAGTGAGACGACGTCGACGGTCGACCCGAACACCAGCGGCTGGGTCGCGCACCTGAACTGCACGATCGGGCATGGCAGCGGCGGGACCGTGACCACCGGCTGCCTGTTCATGAAATCGGTGACCGCGGGCGAGATGCAGTGCCGCACGGTCGCCTCGTACCCGGTCACGCCCGGCACCGAGTACGCCGCATTCTCGGACGCGTCGAGTATCACGGCGCCGGAGCGGATCGGTATCCGATGGCTGGACGCGGCATCCGCGGAGATCAGCATCACGTGGTCGCTGACTACGGCTTCGGCGACGGCGTCGTGGCATCGGATCGCGGTGGCCGACTGGGCGCCCGACGGCGCCGCCTACGCGCAGGTCATTTTCTCGTCCACGCCCGCCGCCGACAACGTGAACACCTTCGCCGACAACGTGTACCTCGGGCTGCCGCAGCGCACCACGGGCAACCTGTTGTCGGCGAACGTCGAGACGAGTGAGCGGGCCAGCGGCTGGGAGTACGAGGCGCTCGTCAACTGTGCGCTGTCCCGCACGGTGCCGGCGGTCGGATGGTCGTCGACGAACTATGTCAGCGGCGGGCATGTCGCAACGATGACTGCGACCGAAGCCGGGGATGCTGAGTTCCGCAGCACTGAGCTGCCCGCGGTCACGCCCGGCACCGAGTACGTGGCCTACGCGTACCTGAGCCCGCCAAGCGTGGGGTCGACAGCGTGGATCGAGCTGCGGTTCTACGACGACACCTTCGCGCAGATCCAGGCCACACGGGCAGTGCTTGCCGAGCCGGGCACGGGCTGGTATCGGCAGTACGTGTCCGACGTAGCCCCGGCGAACGCCGCCTATGCCACGGTCGTGTTCGGCCTGGTCGGCGCGACAGCCGGGCAGGTACTGCGTACCGACGTGGCCGTGATCAGGAACGCGGTCGACTATCTGGCTCCCGGATCAGTAGTACCGTTCGCCGACGCGCAGTTCGAGGCGGGCGTGGGCTCTTGGGCTGCCGTGTCCGGGGTGGCTGCCCTGTCACGGCTGGAGCCCTGGGGTACGGACGGACTGTTCACCGCGTACTGCATGAAGGTCACGTCGGCGACTGCGACCACGTCTGTGCTCCGCACCGAAAAGTATGCGGTCGGCGATGCGGCCGGTCAGTCGTGGACCGCCTCCATTGCAATGAAGGTGATCTCCGGATCATGGACGCTGACCAGGGCCATCCGCTGGTACGACGCCGCTGACACCGATCTCGGGTCCACCGCGGATGCCCCCTCAGCGGTGCCCGCTCCCGGTTGGTGGCATCTGTCCACGCAGCAGACAGCGCCGGCCGGCGCCACGCAGGCGGCGCTCGAGTACACACTGACCGCTGGGGCCGTGTCGTCCGAGCTGTACGTGGACTGGGCCGGCCTGTGGCAGTCGATGCCTCTGGCCGAGGCTGAGTCGCATCAGGACACGGCGTCGGTGACGGTCACCCTGAGGGAGCTTCAACTTGGTCGGACGCTCACGCTGTGGCGGACGCTGCCTGACGGGACACGCACCCTGGTGCGCGGCACTGACGGGCTCCTCGACGGAGTGGCTGTCACGTCGGAGACGCTGGTCGTTGAGGACTATGAGGCACCGCTCGGTGTGCCGGTCTCCTGGTATGCCGAGGTCCGCGACGGTACGGCCGTGAGCCAAACGTACAACGTGGGGCCCGAGACGCTGATCCATGTGGACGCGAATGAGGCGTGGCTGAAGGACCCGGGTAATCCGCAGCGGAACCTGAAGGTACTGGTAAAGACCGCGCCGGACTGGCAACGGCCCATCAGCCAGGCTGAGTTCCGGGTGCGTGGCCGACGTAACTCGGTCGTCCACTCCGACGTGCGTGGCGGACTTGAGGGCGACCTCGTCATCTGGACCCGCGACGACGAAGAGCGTCAGGCGCTTCACTGGATCCTCGACTCCGGGAACGTGCTGTTGTGGCAGGCCGCACCGGGCATGGGCGTCGACGACATGTACGTCAACGTCAGCTCCGTGTCCGAGAACCGGATCACCACGTATGCGCCAGAGCAGTGGCGGGAGTGGAACCTGCCCCTGCGGCAGGCCGACATGCCCGTCACCGTCGGCGTATCCGGCAGCGCCGGCCGCACCTGGCAGGACATCCTCACCGAGCACGACACGTGGCAAGAGGTCCTCGACTCCTTCGCCACCTGGGAGGACGTGTTCCTCAACCGGCCGGTCGGAGGCTGACATGTACCCAGTGTCCGACCGGTTCCTGAAGGCGATCGTCGAGGACTACACCCCGATCACGGAGGTGAAGCTGTTCCGCACGGACGGCTCGGTGGAGACGGTCGAGCACACGGGCGGCTCGGTGTCTGTGGACCGCGGCTCACAGACCCGTCGCACCTGCACGGTCACCAGTGCTGACGTGTCGCTGATCCCGCGGACGCCAGCCGACAAGCTCGCCGTCTACGGGGCAACGCTCAGGATCAGTCGCGGCGTCCAGTTCTCCGACGGCAGCCGCGAGTTGGTGCCGCTCGGCGTGTTCCGTATCGACAACATAGACGGCGACCCCGACGAAGGCCCGGTCACCATCAACGGCAAGAGCCTCGAGGTCGTGGTCGCCGACGACCGGTTCACCGAGCCTTACCGGGCCAGCGGCCTCGCCGTGGGTGCGATCACGGCACTGGTCCAGCGCAGCATTCCCAGTGCGACGGTCGTCACCGGACCGGGCGTGGTCGACGCGACGATCGGCGCCCGCACATGGGACGTCGAAGGCGGCCCGTGGGAAGCGGTCACCGAGATCGCCGCGGCGATCGGCTGCGACGTGTACGCCGACCCCGACGGCGTCTTCACGATCGCACCGCTGCCCGACCTGCTGACGGTCACGCCCGCCTGGTCGATCGACGCCGGCGAGCGCGGCGCCTACATCTCCGCCAACCGCGGCATGTCCGTCGATGGCGTCCACAACGGGATCCTGGCCCGCGGCGAGAACACAGAGAGCGGCAGCGCCCCGGTGTCGGCGCTGGTTGTCGACACCGATCCGGGCAGCCCGACGTACTGGGACGGCCCGTTCGGGCACCGGCCGGACTTCTACAGCTCGAGCACGCTCCTGACCGAGTCGCAGTGCATCTCGGCCGCCACCCTCCTGCTCCGGGCAGCCAAGGCACCAAACGCCAGCGCGGACATCACCGCCCTGCCGAACCCTGCGCTCGAGTCGGGGGACGTGATCCGCGTCGCCTACCCGGACGGCATGAAAGAGCTGCACCAAGTCGCGAGCCTCGGCCTATCGCTTGAGGTCGGCGGCGACTTCACCCTCCAGACGATCAGCGCGAAGGAGGGCACGTGACATCGGACGACGCGCTCCGTATCCAGCTCGCCGACGCCATGCACCAGGAAGCCGTTCGCGCCGGCGCCGCTTCACCGAAGGTGCGCCGCGCGGACTGGCAGACGGCGATCGTCACCGCCGTCGGCGGGAACGGCACGGTCAACGCGGGCGTGATCGTCGCCCGGTGTCTCGACTCGTACCCGGCGCCCGCGGTCGGGGATCAGATCTTCCTCACCAACTCGGGCGCCGGGAACTGGGTCGCGGTCGGACGCACCTCGAGTGCCGACCTGGGAATCGGGCAGTTCGCCACGGCGTGGAAGGAATCGTCGACGGCACGCGCGTCCACCACGTCGGCAACCGATGACCCCGACCTCACCATTCCGGTGGCCGCGAACGCCCGGTACGTGGTCGAGGGCTGGATCGTCACCACGAACGCGAACCAGGTCGGCGACCTCAGATGCACCATCTCCGGCCCGGCCGGGTCTACCGGCCGCTGGAACTTGATCATGCCGTCGACGACGCTGGGCACCGACCCGGTCGAGGTGCGCGTGTCGACCAACAGCCTCGGCTCGACCCTCTCCTACGGCCAGCCGTCGACCGGCCAGTACGGCGGCCAGCTCGGCGGAATGATCGCCACCGGCGGCACACCCGGCGACTGCGCCTTCGCCTGGGCACAGCACACATCCAACGCGACCCCGACGATCGTCGAGCCCAACTCGTGGCTACGGCTCACCCGCGTCGCATAGAAGGGAGACCCCGTGGCGACAGACGACTACGGCCAGAACATCGTGATCCCCGCCCTGACCGACTCGCCGAACGCCGGCACCATCGGCACCGGGATGAACAGCCTGGTGGGCCGCACGATCATGCGATTCACGTCCGCGTCGTCCCGCAATGCGACCCTTGTCGGCGACGCCGCGCCGGTGGCGGGCATGCAGGCGTGGCTCGACACCGAGAAGCTGTGGACCGGCTACGACGGCACGCAGTGGACCGTCATGGCGGCCGGCGCCTCAGCGTGGACGACCTTCCCCTTGGCCGCCGGCTACTCGCACAACGGGAACTCGAACGGAACCTGCCAGTACCGGCTGGTCAACTTTTTCGGAGAGCTGTCGGTACAACTGCGCGGCGGGCTGGGCCTGACCTATCCGGGCGGCAGCATCGCCAACGGATCCGTGTTCACGTCGTCCGCGCTGCCGACGGCGGCCCGCCCGTCGACGCTGCGCACCACCCCGGCCGCCTGCTCGGCGGTGTCCTCCACCGTCGTCTCCCTGAAAATCGACGCCCAAACCGGCGGCCATTTCCTCGTCGTCGGCACCAACGGCTCGACCGACCAGCCGCCATGGGTGTCCCTCAACGGGATCATGTACTCGCTCTAAGGCCCCCGACCCGGGGGCCTTCTTCATGAAGGGGGCGCCGTGCCTCTGCCTGCCGGCAGCCACAGCATCAGCTACTACGTGACCCAGTACGGCGACGACCTGTCGATCTCCCTCGAGGTCCGGTTCGCCATCGACTCCAACACGCCGGCCACGTCCGTGGACGCAGCCGGCCAGGTGGCGATGGAAGCGTTCGTCGCCAAGCTGCAGGAGCTCAACCCCGACTATCCGGTGTCCGCCCGCCGCACCTACCACTGCCAGCAGGACGGCGACCCGTGGGCGCCGCCACAGCCGAACGGGGGTGCGTGATGGCGACACCTCTGTCCGCCGACCGGCTGCTCCGCGCGCTGCGGGATGAGGGCCTGCGGGTCGTCGAGCACCGCTCGTGGCGGACGAACAACCGCAACCACAAAGGCCCGTTCGGCCCGGTGCACGGGGTGATGATCCACCACACCGTCACCTCGGGCACGGCTTCGTCTGTCGAGCTCTGCTACAACGGCCACTCCACGCTGCCCGGACCCCTGTGCCACGGCGTCATCGCCAAGGACGGCACCGTCTACCTGGTGGGCAACGGCAGGGCCAACCACGCCGGCCTCGGCGACGATGACGTGCTGCAGGCCGTCATCGCCGAGCGTGAACTCCCGCCCGACAACGAGGCCAACACCGACGGCAACCGGCACTTCTACGGCTTCGAGGCCATCAACCTCGGCGACGGGAAGGACCCGTGGCCGGCCGCCCAACTCGAGGCCATCGAGAAAGCCCTCGCCGCGATCTGCCGAGCGCACGGCTGGACGTACCGCAGCGCCCTCCGTCACCTCGACTGGCAGCCCGGGAAAATCGACCCCCGCGGCGTCGACTGGCCCGCCATGCAAGCCCGCATCAAGGCCCGCCTCGGCAGCCCCGCCGGATCCACCACCACCC